TTATACCTAACTTTAAAATATCGTTCTTTAACAAGTTCATCTTGTTTAGAAATTGCCGTAGGTCGTGCCGTTCCTGTACTTACTAGATTAATTAATTTACTTAATACAGTTTTTTTGTTTAGTTTTTCGTGTAGTTCTGAATTGAGACTATCAATGTGATTATTTAAAATATCCTCATCATCTAATTCAACATCTCTACTATCTACGATTATCCAATCATTTTGTTCTGCATCTTCACACTCATCTAAAATAATCTGTAATGCACTTTTTTGTGAGCTTAAACTAGCAGCAACTTGTGGCGCAGCGTCAATAGGTTTCTCAAATGGGTTTAACGTCTTAAAATGTAACTTTAAAGTTATGTTATTAAAAGCTAAAATACTATCAAAGGCATCTATTAGCAAGTCCTGAAACGAACGTACTATCGTATTGTCAAAAGCGGTCATAGACGTAGCTAACTCATCAGCATTCGAACTAAAACCAGTACCCGTAATAATACCAAACATCAAAGGACTTGTAACGTTGTGAGCTGTTAAAATCTTATCTCTTGATTCTGTAGATAAGTATTCGTAATGTTTTGGCGCATCGTTCAAAGGAATATCCACTACAGTTGTAGCAAGTTCTTGGTTTTCATTAAATGCAACTATTACCTTTTGACCTTTCGACCCCGTTAAACTAGATTTTATCTTATTACTAATATCGTCTTGCTGTTCATCAGTATAACGCCCACCGTTAACATTTACTATCTTAGTTCCGCTAAAACTGTTTTGAGTTTCTGTAATTAAGTATTGTGCTATTTCTTCTTCTAAGGTTGCATAAGGTAAACCACCTTGATAATCCACACCGCTAAAATACTTCATTCCTACGCTGTAAGGTTTTACAAATAGTATTTCGGTATCGGAATTAGACGTATTAAATGCAGGAACTTTCATAGGAGCGTACTCCTTTACATTGTCCCAATTATCAGAATAGTAATAGTTAGCAATTTTACCCTCTTTATTACACTTTTCAGGGCATATAAGGTGAACGCTAATATGTTGTACTGAAATAACTTTTTTATGGTCTTTAGAGTATAAAACTTGCATAGCACATTGACCTAACATTTTTAAATCAATAACTAATTTACGTACGTCCTCACTTTTAAACATAGTAATAAATGAAGCGTAATCATTTGGCTTGCTTGCAGCATCTAAGGCAGTCAATCCTTTACCGTAAATCAATCTACTTACTCCGTTTATAACCGCGTTATTTGTAGCCGAATTAGTGTACCTATCAATCAAAAATTTATAGTAGCTATTTTTATCACCATATTGTACATAGTCACCATCTTTACTTTCTGTAAGTTCAGGCGCAACGTAAGAAGCTAAACTAAGTACGTGTACATTAGGTCTTTTATTTTCTATTTTATTCATATATTATAAAGTCATTTGTAGAAACGTGGCTAGTATATACGTTTTGATTAGGTGAATAAGTTTCACTATTTTGATTGCTTATAAATACTTTGTCCTTAAATACTATATCACTATTGTTTTTTATTGTAAGTGTGTAGAACGTATCTTTAACAAGGTCGAATGAAGCTACAATTTCATTATAGTAGTCACCTACTAAACTTGAAACGATAGTAATATTAGCACTTACATTCGTGCTTTCATTGGTAACTATCAAAGTATTATAAGTATTCGCACGTGGAATAAATTTAATTGTTTGATTCGCATCACCCTCATTTAATAGTATCATACTTATAAACTAAAATATACTACTTTTGTAACCAAAAAAAAGCGCACATCAAATGTACGCTCTTAATATTAGTTATTAATTTACTATGAAGTTACAACCGAAGCCCCATCAAATAAAGAAACCAAAGACGCTTCCGTAGAACAATCTAAGAAGTTAGCAGGAATTTTCTCCTCAGCCATAAAGCTTAAAGAATAACCGTTAAAATCTCCTAGTTTAGTTCCTGAACCAATAGTTCCTGAAACCACATCTGCACCTTGCTCAAGTCCTACTAAAAAGAATTGATTAGCACGTGTGTGTACAACTATTTGCGGTCTACCATAAGATAAAATTTTAATCATTTTAGTAGTTGCAATATCTTGTTTTTTAAGTTTGATATTTAATTTTTGTTCAAAGTACGTTGTTCCCGTATTTCTATCCGTTTTAATATCTTGGTCAAAAGAATTCTCACCTTTCAACTCAAATTTGTATAAAGAACCTATACCATTAACCGCAGTAATCAAATCCGTATCCGTACCATCATAAGTTACATCATCTGCACTGATTCCGTAATTAATTAGATAAACAGCTAAAAGTCCTGAAACTGAATCTTTGCAGCTTTCTGCTCTTCCGTTTGCTATATCACAAGCCATAATATTTAAGTATTAAAAAAAGGGTGGTGTATATTGCACCACCCTTTTAAGTTTATAATTTAATTTAATTAATTCGCAGCGTTCGTAATTCCGTAAGTTACGATATCAGAAACTGAATGATAGTTAACCGCGTAAGAAGCTCTAAGAATCAATCTTACATTGTCTGAACCATCTAAGTCTGCCATATCTAAAACTTTCACCAGGTTAGTGTCTGCAAGTAATCCGCAACCGAAAAATAAGTTACTAGTTTGAGTAGCGATTGCAGTATTAGCAGCTAATCCGTTAGCAATAAACAATGGAATGCCATCAAAAGAAAGCTCACCGTTATTATACCATTGTGTACCTTTGTTTTCAGTACCGTTAGCACCAACACCAGCAGCAACAAAACCACCCAAAGCTCTTACATAAGCCTTAGCAATACCTTGAGAAACGTAAATTCTTAAATCTTCTTTACCATATAATGCAGCAGGAATAGCATCTACAATTTTACCTAATTCAGCAACAACATTTACAGAAGTTACAGTAGTACCAGCAACTTCGTTAGCAGCAGGTAAAGCAGCATCAGCAGCAAGCAAAGTAGAAATACCGTCAATTTGTCCTGAAGTAGCGTTTGCACCTACCCAAATAGCAGTTTCAACTGAAGCAGCAACTTTCTCTGTTACGTAAGCTAATAGGTAATCTTGAAAAGATTTAGCCATAACTTTGTGAGCAGAGAATCCCATTTCCTCGCTTCCCCATGAAGATAAAAAATCTTTTTTACAAAGTTGCAAATTAACTTGGAAAGGCTCAAGTGTTAATTGTCTTTCTGTAATAGTTACAGTTGACGTTGCAGTAAAGTCGCAAGTTGCATCTTTTAAAAGACCATCAGTTGCAAGTTTGTGAAGCGTAGTTTTGTACGCGATGTTAGGCATGATAGTCATACCTCCATTAGACAATGTGTTACCGCTTAACAAAGCAGCTTTTACCCACATTTTAGAATCTTGACCAGCGTATGTAGTCGTTAATGATGTTGTTGTAGCCATTTTTTATTTATTTATTATTATTGTATATTTCTTCTAAAATTCTATCACGCATTCCCTTTGGCGCGTTAGGTGTTAAGTCAACATAGTTAACTTCATTTCTGTTTTCAGGGTTATAAACAATTGCTTTCGCTAGTTCAACCTCTTCAACTGTTTCTATTACTTCAACCGCAGCAAGTTTAAGTGCATCAATTTCTGACTGTAGTTTTGCCAATTCAGCAAAATGATGTTCTTCACTTACAGATTTAATAATTTTCTTAGGAGTAGCTTCTACTGTTTCAACCGTAGCTTCAACAGGAACTTCAGTTTTTGCTTCTTCAGGGTTTTCCTCTTCCATAGCAGCTTCTTTAATTTCTCCGATAATACCGTCTTCAGAAACTACTAAGATTTTTCCATCTTCTAATTCGTATTCTCCAATAGGCAAAGGAATCTTTTCTTCTTCAGAAACGATATAAACCTCTTGACCTGCTACAAATTCATTTGCTTCTAAAACGGTAACTCCATCTACAAGCTTTAATTGTGCTAATTTAACCTCCATATTTAGGTAAGTTTTAATTGTGTTAATTGCTTCTCTTACATTCATAACTATAAACTTTATTAATTTATTATTGTAACCTTTTCACCCTCTTTGAGTGGTTGTTGTTGTACCTGAATTATTAATTACTATTGTAGATGTAGATTGACTTTCTAGTGAGCCAATTCCTTGTGCTTGTAGTGAGCCATCGCAACATTTTTTTGAGTACGTTCCATCTGGACACGCGCAACCTCTTTTACCACCCGTTGGGCTTACTTTTACTGTTTTCATATTAGTTTATTTTATTCATTGTTAATATTACACTTGGAACGGCGGGGTGTGGAATGATAGTATCAGCAGCTTCATAAGTCAATACTATTGAATCATCTTGTGTCCACATTAATTCTACATATTGCCCTGCTGTCATATCTATAAAGAAATTCCATGCAGGAACTAAGTAATCAGAACTAGCTTGGAAAGTTACGTGTGTGGCAGAGTTAGGAACGTCAACACCGTTTACTCTAATCCAAATACTAGCTTGTTTTGCACCCCCTCCACTAGTACGTTTTAATTGCATGGAAAACTGTAAATTGTATATACCTGCATAATCTACATTGATTCGAGAATTATTACTTACAGTAACCCCATTTGAAAAGATTGTAGTTCCTAACTTAACCGCTGCAATTGCTCCCGAAGTTACTGTTTGAGTAGTTAGGTCTAAAAATGAACCATTCTTAGCAATAGAAGTTGAACTATCAGTAGTTACTA